TTTCATAATGTCGTACAAACAAATGACAGGCAACATAATCTCTGCCACAAAAGTAGAACCAAATGGTAATAAAACAAATAGTTCAGCTTCTGGTGTGTGGAGCTTACAAGAAGCATATGATTACACTAGGGGTAGTAATTGGCCTAATGTATCTAATTTAGCTGCAAGTTTTATGAAAGCTGGTAGACCTGTGTCTTCTTCTGCTATATCTGCAGAATTTATTACTATATCTACTACAGGTAATTCTGTAGATTGGAACGGTGACTTAACTGTTGAAAGACAAAATGGAGCAGGTTGTGGTAGTGAAATTCGTGCAGTATTTGCTGGTGGGTATAATGATGATACTAATGCTGAATTTAATACAATAGATTATTTTACTTGGGCTACTAGAGGTAATGCTGCAGACTTTGGTGATTTATCTTCTACAGGAGTGCATCAAAAAGGTCTTTCTACAACAACAAGAGGCGTTATTGGTGGCAGTGGTTCTTCAGGAGATGATGAAGTTATAGACTTTGTAACAATAGCTTCTGCTGGTAATGCTGCAGACTTTGGTGATCTAACTGTTGGAAGACAAAGCCCTGGTGGTTTATCTTCTACAACCAGAGGTTTATTTGCAGGAGGTTGGAATAACAGTAGTGCTAGATCAGATGTTATTGATTATATTACTGTGGCTTCAGCAGGTAATGCTACAGACTTTGGTAATTTAAGTGTAGCTACATCAGGAACAGCAGGAGGTGTAAACAGTGCAACAAGAGGTGTATTTGCTGGTGGGTTTAAAACTTCAGGTGGTAATGCTTATATTAATGTAATGCAATATGTAACTATAGCATCTGTTGGTAATACATCAGACTTTGGGGATTTAACAGGCACAAGAAATCAAATGGCAGGTGGATCAAGTTTAACTAGAGGTGTTTATGCAGGAGGTAATAGTGAAGGTGCTGTTAATATAATAGACTATATAACTATAGCTTCAACTGGTAATGCCGCTGATTTTGGAGATTTATTAAATGCACATCTTTATCCTGCAGGTAGTTCTAATGCTCATGGTGGCTTAGTAGGTGCAGGTAACTAAACAGTTGCAACCTTTAACAAAATATGATATAACTCAATAAAAGCAAAAAGAAACGGAGTTACAATAAATGTCTACAGAATTAGCTATCACTACTACACTAAATGAAGCACTACCTACTGCTGCCCCTGAGTATAAGTCTATGCTTACTAACATTGCTAAGAAGATGCCAGCAGTCACACAGGCTACCAGCAACTTCCACAAGTCACACAGTCAGTTTATGGGAGTTACACTAGACGTAACAGCTATCACACCCATACGTAGCATTAAGCACACACTGGCTGAGATAGACAAAACACGTAGTGCTCTACAAGAGGCTTACATAAACCTACGTAAGAAAGAAGTAAAGCTAAAGAAGAAGCAAGCTAAACTGGTAGACTGTCGTGAACCTCTTGCTCGTGAGTTATTAGAGATAGAAATACTAGAGATACAAGGTCACTTAGAAGGCACACGTAACGCAGTACAAGGTGCTGTACGTAAGATGAATTTTTTTACTAATCAGTATGACAACCTGATGAAGAAGATAGGTAAAGAAGAATTAAGTGAGGAAGACTACGAACTAGAAGAAGCACGTTACCACATTATGACTTGCATGAAACAAGCATTAAATAGTGCAAGACCACGTAACGGTATTATTGACGAAGGTAACATGATCTATTTATTTGACTTAGGTATTAATGCAGCCCAAGCTCAAGCAGAAGTATTCTCATACCTTAACTGGGAGAATGAATTAGTTAAACAAGGCAAAGCTCCAGAGCATAAGCATACAGTGCAGTGGCTTGAGGGTTGTGCAGATAAATGGGCAGGGTGTCCTGCAGCGTTTGCTAACAGTAGAGGGTTTGATGTGTTTGACCCTACGTCATTAGCTAACACACCACAGATAGAGGACAAAAGTAATGGCGTATAAAGTAGTAAAGTATAGACTAGAATCAAATGGTACAATACCTACATGGTTAAAGTTTGGTGTACCTCAAGGTACAGGTGGTATGTATCCTGTACCTGATGCTGATACAGCAAGCCCTCAAGATTGGATTATGGTAGGTATAGCTGATGATGGTGCAGACATATCAGGTGCTATAGCTGAGATTAGTAGCAAGTCTGACTTACAGACATACCTAACAAACTCTGCTAATGCTAATGGTTGGAAAGATCAAGACAGCGATGGTAATGATGTTACCTTTGATGCAGCAGCCCATGCCACTAGAGTATGGAATGATTTAGACACACTTAATGGGTAATTAATATTTTAATTTATGCTGACATACCTGTTAATAATTTATACTTTGGCGTATCGCGTAATTTAAATGAAACTAGATATGTTTATGCAAGAGAAAAAATAAAAGAGTCTATACTTAAAGAAGGACTAAACAACCCTTTATGTTGTGGTAATGTAAAACAAGACGGTACATACAGGGTCAACAGGGGCAACCAGTGCCTAGCAGCTTTACAAGAGTTAAACATTGATACAGTTTCTTGTATTGTTTGTTGCAAAGAAGATACATTTAATAACCCACAAGGTGTAATAATTACAGTAAAAGACCTTAGTAAGTTTTTTAAATCGGGTATTAGTGCAGTACGTGCAGAAGCCTACCCTGAGTGTTTTGAGGTCATACCTTCTGATTATCAAGAGTACGATCCTCAAAAGTTACAAATGGAGAATGACAACAATGGCTAACGATAACTGGCACTTGAGTAAATCTGTACCATTGACATTAATCTTTGGATTATTTGTACAAGGTGCCGCTATTGTTTGGACTGTAAGTACAATGACTTCTGACATAGAGGTTAATGCTTCTAAGATTATAGAGGTACAACAGAGGTTAGGCCGTATGGAAGATGCTGTACATGGACAGGCTGTATCTATGGCTAGGATAGATGAAAACATAAAAGCTATTCGTACTTCTGTAGAAAAGATGGCAACTAAAGATTAATACTATAAGAGGCACTATGTATGATAGATCCAATTACCGCTATTGCAGGTGCTACTGCCGCTTTTAATGCTCTTAAAAAAGGCATACAAGTAGGCAAAGACTTACAAGATATGGGAACACAACTCACTAAATGGGCTGGATGTATATCTGATTTAGACTTTGCCGATAGACAAATTCAAAAACCACCTTGGTATAAAACTCTTGGTGGTGGCGTTCAAGCAGAAGCAATGGAAATATTTGCAGCTAAGAAAAAAGCTGAAGCTATGCGTAAGGAACTAAAAGATTACATCTGTGTTATGTACGGTCCTTCACATTGGGATGAATTATTAAAAATAGAAGCAGAAATAAGAAAACAAAAAAAAGAACATGAGCACAAACAAATGGAAATTAAACAATCTATAATAGAATGGAGTGCAGGTATACTTTTATTTATAGTTTGTACTGGTAGTTTGTTTGGCTTGGTATGGATAGGAACTAGATAATGAAACAATTCAAAGGATTTAAACCTGAAGCTATGCAACGTATTGCTGGTACTCTAGGGTATCAAGGAGATATGCAGGGGTTTAATCAATACTTAAATCAAAATCCTGACAAGATGCAACAGATGGGTATGTATCAACAGAAAGCCCTTCAGATGGTTAATGGTGGCATGGTGCAAAACTTTGCTAATGGTGGTGATGTTGACTATTCACAATACTTTGATCAAGAAGGTAGATTAAGAAAGAGTGATGGTAGTTTAGTTCCTACTTTTAGTCAGACACGACCTGATGCAACTACATCTGCAAGCACAGTATCTGCTTCTGGTTCAGGTCAATTATCTGATATGAATAAATTTAATCAAGCTAATCAAAATGCAATGAAAATGGGAACAGGCAATCCTCAAAGTGCTACCTATCAAGCTAGTTTAGGGCCAGCAGCAACCGATCAACAAGTAACGGATACTCAATTAACAGAACAAGCTGCAACAGGTTTAGTTGATCCTAGACTTCAAGCTACACAAGTTACACCTGAACAAATGGCAGCACAACAAAAAGAACAACGCCGCGTTGACACACTTGCAGGTGCAAAAGCTAAAGAAACAAAAGACACTACAGGACAAGAAGTATTTGAAAAACCCGATCTTGATCCTATTAACATGGGATACAAACCTACCCCAGAACAAATAGCTGAACAAAAACGCATTAATGATGCTATGCAAAAACAGTTTGGAGAAAAAGGTAATCCCGATAATTTTATACCTGATTTTCAATCTAAAATAGATGCTTTAGTAGCAGCAAAAGATTTTAAAGGTGCTGAAGCATTAGGTCAACAATTACAAAATAATCCTGCATATAAAGCATTTCAAAAAGAAACAGATGATTATTATAAACAACTTGTACAACCAGTAGAAGATGAAGAACCAGACTACAGTACATACTTTGATGATCAAGGTATTCAAAGAAATATAGATGGTAGTGTTGTTAAAAAAGAAGTTGAAAAAATTAGCCGTTCTCCTATTGTATTAAATACACCAGACGGTTCTTTTACTTTTTCATCAAAAGTTTCTGGTACAGATAGTGGTAACATATATACAATAAAAGATAGTACAGGTAGACCTGTTGCAACTTTAGAAGGTGAAGAAGCATTTCGTAAATGGGCTATAGATAATAATGCTAGTGCATATGACCCTACTAAAGGTGCACCTGAAAAAGTTAATACTGATGAAATGCTTGAAGGTCTTTCTTGGGCTAATCATTCTCAAAAAGGCATTGATATGCTTTTGGAGTCAGGTAAGTTACCTAGTGATGAAATGTTTATTAAAACAACAAATCCTGATGGTACTGAAAGTTTAACGCCTGATCCATCTAAGTATACAGTATCAGGTGGTGAAGAGAACTGGATCTTTACTTTTGAAGATGGTACATCTACGGTTGTTAATAGATATGATTTAAAGAAAGCTAAGAAAACACTTGCGGATGAAATTACACCAGTTATATCTAAATTAAAAGAAAGTGGTTTTGAAGAAAAAACTAAAACATTTAAAAGTAATCAAGATTCGTATCGCAAATACATTACTGATGAAAGTGAAAAAGGCGTTACTACAGATATAGAAAATATTGAAGAAGAATATAATAAAACTGTAAAAAATATTGAATCAAAAAAATTAGAAGTTTCTAGGTTAACTGCTTTAGCAAAGAAAGACCCTGATACAACACTGTTAGATGATGAAGGTAAACCTAAACTAGATGAAGACGGTAATGAAATTAGAGTTAACTCATACTATCAAGAACTATTAGACAAAAAAGTAGAAGAACTTGCAGATGATATGGAAAGACAAGCTGACCTTGCTCCTGTATATCAATCTACACAAAGAACTGTTAAAGATTTAACTAAAGAAAGATTTCAAGACCCTGCATCTGCCATTACTGAAGAAGCTGGTACTAAAGTTATAGCTGATAAGATAGATGTACAACCTGATCAATTTATTGAAAAAGGTACAGGTCAATTAGATAGTGTAGCACAAGGTGATACTACTGCTGCTAAAGCATTTGATGCTGATGCTCCTGATACTGTATCAGAACAGACATATGATGGCAGAGAAATAACTGATACAGCAGAAGAAAAGTTAAAAAAGTTAGAAGCACAAACACAAGACACTCTTACACGAGAAGTAGTAGGACAGAAAGGTGATTTACGATATGATAGTAAAGCTGATGAATCTCTTAAAGTAGCTGAAGATCGTATTTTAAAAGCCATAAATCCAACAGACTTAGAGGTTACAGCTAACCAACTTGCAGAAGTTAAAGGTAAAGATTTAAAAGCAATAGAAGCTAGTATCTCTGTATCGGATAGATTAAAAAAGATTGTAGCTCAAACACGTACTGTTGATCCTAAAGAGTTACCACCACCTGCCACAATTTCAGATAATATAATGCGAAGTGTGCAAGCAATAAAAGAAACTGATGCTGGATTATCACAGGAAACTACAGAATATATAGCTGCAAAGGCAGAAGCATTTACTGTTTCTAGTGGTACACTTGCAGTAGCTATGCAGGGAGATGTTACAGCACAGGCAACTGTACAAGGTCAACTATCTGAGCTTATGAAAAGTTTTGATAATGGCACTCCTGCGTGGGCTGCAGGGGCTATGCGTACAGCAAATGCAGTTATGCTATCTCGTGGTATGGGAAATTCTTCTATGGCTGCTGCAGCTATCGTACAGGCCGCTATGGAAAGTGCTATACCTATTGCAACACAAGACGCTCAAACATATGCAAAAATGAACTTAACTAATTTAGATAACCAACAAAAGGTATCACTTGCTAACGCTGCTGCACAGCAAGGTTTGTCTTTACAAAACCTAAGTAATGAACAACAGATGAACTTGCAAAATAGTGCACAAGCATTTGATCTACAGAAAGTTAACTTATCTAATAGGCAGTCTGTAGAACTAGCTAATTCACAGATTAGAGCTACATTACAAGGTAAAGTATTAGATAATACACAACAGTCTAACATAGTAACTGCAGCTAGGTATGCAGAACAAGCTAATATAAACTTGAGTAATAAACAACAAGCTGTGTTACAAGATAATGTAGGTGCTTTGCAAACTAACTTAGCAGATGCTGGTGCAAAACAACAATCTTATATTACTAGTGCTAACCTTGCCTCTGCTTTACAAGGTCAAGTATTAACTAACGATCAACAAGTAGCTATTAGTAAGGCAGCACGTTACTCTGATGCAGCTAATCTTAACTTTACTTCTGATCAACAAGAAATATTGCATAACTCATCTTTAATGCAGTCTATTGGACTAGCAGAACTTAATACTACAGAGGCAGCTACCTTACAGAATGCAGCTAACTTTGCATCTTTAGATATAGCTGAACTGTCTAATGCTCAACAGGCACAAGTTCTTAATGCACAGAACTTCTTACAGCTTGACTTAGCTAATCTAAGTAACGAACAACAGGTAGCTATATTTAAAGCACAAGCTATACAGCAAACACTACTATCTGATCAGGCATCTGCAAATGCATCTGAACAATTTAATGCTACCTCAGAAATGCAAGTGGATCAATTTAATGCCAACTTAAAAACGCAGGTAGAACAGTTTAATAAAGCACAACAGACAGCTATATCACAGTTTAATGCTGGGCAAGACAATGCTATGGAACAGTTTAATGTAGCACAGGCTAATGCTGCTGACCAATTTAATGCACAGAACGAACTTGTGATTGCACAGTCTAATGTTACATGGCGTAGAGAAGTAGCAACTGCAGATACTGCAGCACAGAACAGAGCAAATGAAATTAACGCTAAGAATACTCTTGACATTCAAAACCAAGCATACGATAATATGTGGCAACATTACGGTGATCAAATGTCTAATGCATATAATTCTGCTGAGTCAGAAGCAGGTCGTGCAAGTAGCTATGCTATAGCTCAACTAAGTGCATCCGCTGAAGCCAATAAAGCTGCTGCTACTCGCAATGCAGGTAATGCAAAATCATTGGGTAATCTTGCCGCAACAATACTTACAGGTGACTTGTCAGGTGGCATCCTTAAAGGTCTATTTTAATTAGGAGAATACAATGGAAACTAATCCTGCTGGAACAGCATATGCAAAATACATGAAAAACAGAACTGCTATTAAACCTGTAGAGCCAGTTAGCACTGGTCTTATGGGTATGATGCGTAAAAAACCCGAACAAAAAAAGAAAACATTAGAACCTGCCGAAAGAGCACAAGAAATGTTTAATCAAGTACGTGATCAAAGAAAGAAACTGAATGATGGAAGAGCCTAACTTTGAAAGACATATCCCAGGTCAGAGCTTAACTAGTAAACTAGGTCAGTACCCTTGGCAAAGACCTGCACAGTACACTAATGTAGATGACGCCATGCAGTTCTATGCTGAACGCATAATGAACCCACTGTTTCGTGATCAGATAGCAGAGACTATGGAACTAGGTGTGCCACTTACATCTATAGCTAATGCCCTACAGGGTAATGGTGTTATGATGGGCAAGCATACTATTGACGTAGGTGTTCTCATACTACCAGTAATCATGGAGATGTTAGCTTATATAGGTGATGAAGAAGGTGTTGACTATGTTATGGGTACAGAACTAGAAGACCCTGATGAAGATAAGTTTAGAGATTCAACTATAGCTGTAGCTATGAAGAAAGTTAAGGCTAAGATGGAAGCTGCAGGTGATGCACCTGTAGAAGACACAAAGTCTATGGTGGAAGAAGAACCTGCAGAGGCTAGTGAGCCACCTGCTACAGGATTAATGGCAAGGAGAGCTTAGTATGTCGTTTGATTTTATGTCGTTTGCAGGTGGGTTTGCAGATGTTATTGTAGATAAAGTAAAGGCTGAAGAAGCTCAAGCTCGTGAAGATGAGTCATGGGATAGAAGGTTTAATAAACAGCAAGATGCTATTGATAAAAGAACTCGTTATGAAAAAAGACGTGCTACAGAAAAGGCTGCTGAAGAGTTAGCTGAAAAGTTATCAATACATTATAAACCTGATCAAGTAGTAGACATATTAAGTAATGGTACACAAAAAGCTCAATACGCATTATCGCAAGCAGAAGCATTTGCAAATGATGGTCTTTCAGCTTCTGTAGGATATGGTCTTCCTATGGATAAAATAAAAAAAGGTGTACAAAGTAAATATGCTTTTTCTATAGATGATATAAGAGGATCACAAACTAGTCCTGCTGTAGCTAAAAAAGAAATGGAACAAATTAATCTTGAATTAACTTCTGCAAAAAATGCTGTACCTTTTGCTGAAAGATTTACTAGACCTGATCCTAAAATACAAACAGATGCTAAAACATATCAAGCTAGGTTAATTGAAATAGATACTCAGTTAGTTAATGATCCAGAGAATGCTTCTTTATTAAAACTAAAAGAAGATACATTAAAGTTATATGAAGAATTTAAAGTAGCAGGTGCAGAACCTAAACAAGAAACAGATTGGTCTTTAGCAGATGGTAAGGCACTAGATGTACTTTTTGATAATACTGGTCAACGTGTACTTGCTAACTATGTAGGTTTGTATGAAGAAGATGTAACAACAAAATATAAAAAAATTAGAACAGGCAATGAGCATGATGTTCTTTTTTATAGAAGTCGTGTTAATGAGGCTATTAGAAAAGAATATATAGAACCAAATGTATATGGGGTACATGCAAGAAATAAATTAAATGTTATCTCTGCTGAGTTTGCTGAAGATAAAAGTGGTTATATAGAAAAAATAAAAGAAAAAGAAAATATGTTTTTTGGTGGTGATGGTAAAATAAAAGAAGAAGATTTACAAAGTATGTCATCTAGTTTTCCTGATGGTGCTGTTATAAGATACACGTATGAAGATGCAGAAGGAAAGCCTAGAGTAGGTATGGCTATTAAAACAACTTTTGGGTTTGTATATTAATGGATAATGTGTACAGAGTAGAAGACTACTTAGATAAAGAAAAAGAAGAAGAAGATACTTCTGTAGAAACGCAGACTGTGCCTACTACTAATGTTTATAGGGTAGAAGATTATTTAGATTCTACTAAAAAAGAAACTACGTCTACTACTCCTGTAGCTACTAGTACTCCGTACAGAGTAGAAGACTACGTAGAGTCAAATGAATATAGAGAAGCATATGATCCTATTGATCTTGAAACAACAGATAATGAACTAACTTTAGAAACAGAGCCAACAGAAACAGAACAAGCTCTATCTCCACCCCAGCCCAAAACTACTAATCAAAGTTATTTAGATAAGGTAGATGTCCAATTAGAAAAGTATCTTAAAAGTGATGACTATGATTCATTTGTAGAACAACGTACAAAATTAGTCACAGAACAAGCTATAAAAATTGATGAAATAGGATCGGGTCAAACTGAAGAAGGTAAACCTATTCCATTTATGGCTGGATTAGGTGCTCCTAGAGAGTTGACGGAAGAACAAATTACTACAGGAGAAGACGTAAAATTAGATCAGGTACTAGCTTATGAGAGTAAATCTGAAAATATTGCTGCTAATGTAAAGAATATGGTCAATGATCCTAATCCAGTTAGAGCTTCTATGACAAGAAGTTTACTAGATAAAGGTTATGACTTTCACGAAGTTAATTACATTGTAGGTGGCGCAGATTGGACACCTTTTTTAGGTACGGTTCTTGGTGTAATTGATGCACCTGAAAATCTTACAGTTGCTAAAGAGCTATACGATCAAGGAAATGCTGGTGGAGCAGCAGCAATATTAGGTCTAACTCTAGCAGAACTTGGGGCTAGTATAATTGGTGGTGCAGCGGTTGTTAAAAAGGTTACTAAAAATGTAAAAGGAAATATTGCTTTAGTAAAAACTATAAAAGATGCAGAAGCAATAGACGTAGCCGAAAAGAAAACACTATCTAGTAAAGTAGCTAAAGCAAATGCAGAGACTAAACAATCTTTAATTAAAGAATTTGAAATTAGTATAGGTGCAAGAAATGCTTCTGGTGAGGTTGTTGACAGTGCAAAATTAGTATCTCAAGAAGACAGTAAAGGTAAACTAAGTTTAGACAATAACAAAGCACGTACTGTAGGTTTAAGTATAGCTGAAGAAGTTAATGAGTTACAAAACAAAAGAGCCGTAGCATTTTTAAATAATTCAGATCAAGCTGCTGAAGAGTTTGCAGATACCTTTGGTGGTTCTTCTGTTGGTTCTGATTTAGCTGAACGTGATTTAGCTTCTGTAGAAGAGCTAGTAAGTCCTTTACTTGATCCTGATAAGTTTGATTCTATTGTAGCTATATCTGCTGACTTAAAAAGTAAATACGGAGCTAAGTATTTTCCTAAAAATAAAAGTATCATAGATAGTTTATTTGAACTTACTGTTAGTAATAGGTTAGATGGTGATGGACCTGATGCACAAGAACTTGCTGACATATTAAGTAAGTATGGATTAACATTTGATGACTATGTGCTTATGGTTACAGGTAGCGGATCAGAAGCTGGTAAGATACTTAACAAGCTATCTCAAATACGTAGGGCAGGTTCTCTAGGACAAGCTGCTAGACAGAAACAAAGGGCTATTGATTTAGCACAAGGTAGTGCTATTAAAACATGGCGCAGGATAGAGAACATACGTAGAGGTGGTATGGTTTCTATGATTAAAACTGCAACACGTAACTTTGGTACAGCTACTATGAGAGCACCTGCTGAAGCACTGGAAAATGTTTTTAGTACAGTAATACTTAATATGCAAGATGAGTTTATAAACCATCAAGGTAAAAGTAAAATGAAAGCCTTAGTTTCTGCTACAGCTAAAGGCACTACAAGCCTTGCATCACCTGAAGTATGGAAAGGTAGCACAAGATCACTACAACGTATCTTTGCTAACCCTAAATTAGCTAAAGACATTACAGATTTTATATTAGATAGACCAGAGTTTTCTAAACAGTTTAGTGAAATGTTTGATATGGTCAACGAGTATCAGACTACACTAGGTAGAGGTGAAGCTAAAACTATAGCAGGTAAAGGTGTTGACTTTATACTTAGTACTGGTGAAGACATTGTTGGTGCTTTAAATACACCAAACAGAATACAAGAGTTTATCATTCGTCGTGGTACTTTTATGGGAGAACTAGAAAGACTTGTAAAGAAAGAGTATGGTAGTGAACTACTCGACTTACTACAAGATGGTAAAATACAAGATTTAATACAGAACAGTAGTAATGTAAGACCTAAAGGTTCTCGTGCATTTGAAGAACTTATAGAAGACAGTACACGTAGAGCATTAGATGTTACCTTTGCTAGTCAACCTGAAATTAAATTCTTTGCAGATGCGTCTAACTGGTTAACCAGAAATGGTTTAACCGTAGTAACTACACCATTTCCACGGTTTATGTTTAAGTCTATAGAACTTATGGGTCAGTACTCTGCTGGTGCATTTAACCCTATATTAAAACGTGCTATGGGTCTGAAAGGTGGTAAGTTAGATAACAAAGATGTGCAGAATATATCTCGTAATATGGTAGGCGTTAGTGCTATTGCTGCTGCACTTATGTACAGAAATTCTGAAGGAGCACCTGCTGACTACAAACTAATGGGTGGTGATGATGGTACAGTTACAGATACTACAGCTTTCTTCCCTCTTAGACAGGCTCTGTGGTTCGCTGAAGCTATTAAACGACTAGCACCTACCAAAAACTTAATGGATAACCCATATGCTCTTCCTGTTGTTCCTCTGGCTGCTGCTACTAGAACACTAGCAGGTGAAACAGGAGAAGGTGAAGGAACTTTTGGGGAGTGGTTTGATTTAAGAGAAGCTAATGATGTATTTTTAGGTGGTGCTGGTAGAGGTACAGGATTTATAAGTGTGTTTGCTAATGAGATGGCTGACATATTATCTACACCAGAAGTAGAAAACGTTACAGGAAACGAAAGAAAAAATAGACTTGCTGCTAGGTTTGTATCTGACTATGTTAGAACATGGGGTATACCTTTAACTCAAGTAGTAGAAGCTCAAAGAGCTTTAGGATATAGACCAACAACGGCTCGTGATGCAGCTACAGATAATGTAACATTAGGTGCTACATTTGGTGAACAACTTAGCATGGAAATGAAACGTATGGGCAAGCAAAGTGGGCTTGGTAGAGTAGAAGGTGATGCAAGACCCTTTAGTAATATACTTAACCCATCTAAAGAGTACGAAAATCCTGTAAGAGTTTCTATCTTTGCTGATGAAGGTGTTAGAGAAAGAAAAGGTTTAGGAACAAGTTTAGTTGCTGGTGTTACTAAGTTTACTCGTGATTCAGAAGATGCAGAATATTTAGAAAGACTTGGATTTAATGAGTTTGAACTAAGTAGTAAAGAAAGAACTAACTCTATTAGAGTAGAAGAAAACAAATATCTATTAACAATGCTACCTACTACAGTAGAAGTACTAAAAGAATACGAAAACATGTGGACAGATGAATATAATAGTTCATCTACTAAACAATCTTATAGAGATAGTGTACCATTAGAAAGCCATATAGCTACGCAAGCTAAACCATATGTAAAGAAACTACAACGTATAGCTAAAGACTTAGTTAAAGAAGTTAAGTTAGCAGAAACAAAACCTATATTTATAGCACATAGGTCACTACGTAGGGCTAATCCTGATTTACGCAAAATTGCTATACGTAAATTTAGAATGAATAGAGATGAAGAGATAGACTTTAGAAACGTAGACCACATCAACGAGATACTTGGCTTGATTGAGGCAGAAAAAAAGAGTCTGCCAAGAATGTAGAAATAAACAGGGGAGCAACTAAGCTCCCCATTTTTTTATCTAGTGTCACCACTTCCACCAATTGTACCTGCATCTTTCCTAGCCATGAGTTTCTTTTCATTCTGTCCTACAATCATACCCAAGGTAAGGTTAAGATCAGTAGCTAATGCTGCACAGTACCAGAGTACGTCACCTATCTCACTGGCTATGTCCTCTCTCCATGTATCAGGTCTGTTCTCTGGGCCATCACGTATTAGTTTCTTAACTTTGTTGGCTACCTCTCCTGCCTCACCAGCTAACCCTAACGCAGGGTATAATATCTTGTGTTGTTCAGGATAGATTGCAGTACGTGATGCACTCCTTTGATATGCGTTAAAGTCAGACATGCTGTACTTCTCCTTTAGGAACTGCTCTGCCTCTGCCTGTAGTTCGTTCATACTCCTTCACCCTTTTAAGTTGTTCAAAGTAGGCTTTGTTAAACCCACGTTCCCATTCACGATGTTGCATCGTATCCTTATCGAATGGGCTTGTTAGGCTACTACCATTTTTAAAAACGGAATAGCCCATTTGGTATTGCACTCTTAGTGGTGCATCATGTTTACCTAAGCCACGAGAGGCTCTGCTTTTATTATTGTTCTTCATAAGTATTCTCCTTATGCTATTTTAAGTTTATGTTCTGCGTGTTCTTGTAAAAAAGATAAAGGTAGTATTGTCATTAGATCACCTCTGGTAGGACGTGTGTGTAATCCAAATTCCCCTCTGTAATAATCCTTACACTTCTCATTTATTTTGTCAATAACTCTTTCTGGTTTAACTAAGAAAAAGTATTCATCAGTTTTAATTGCAATGTATCTGTCAATACCATTAGGTACACCCCAACCTTTTGCTGATTCATTATTAGGTGGACGCTTAACTGTTTTTAGTTCCCACCAAATAGTATTATCGACAGGACCATTACGATACTTACGTTTAGCTGCTTTGACATCTACTCTACCAAACTCTTTGTCTAGTACATCCCAATGTTCGTTAACGTTTTCATTCCAGTTAGCTTCACGTACAACGTGACTACCTCGTAGTGCAATAAACTCTTGCTCTGCTTCTGTTCCTTCTCTATAAGAATTTGTTTTTTGCATAAGAATACTCCGATTCTGTTTAGGTTTCTAGTGATTTCTTTATCTTGTCAATCAGAATGTCATTCGTAACATTAAGACTAGCAAGCTGATACTTCAGTTGGGTAACTAACTTATTACAATACGATAACTCACCAAGGAGTTTATTTTGTTCCTCAGTAAAGTTATCTGTATTGTATTCTGTTTCACCTATGGTGACGGTAGCCATGTTTATATCTCCTTATACTAAGTCTACTATTTCGCATACGTCACCAGAGCAAGCCATAGTTTGCATTGCTACGGTGTTATCGTCTTTCTCGTACTCAGACAGCCCAGCCCAATCAATACGTTTAGGCATAGACTTTAGTAACACATTGTAGGCATCTTTGTCTATCTCTTGGTATGGTGCCTGTTGATAGGTATGTTCAGAGTGTGGTAAAAATGATACACCTGACATCTCATCAAAGTATTTGTATACAAAGGCACCTACTTCCATCCACTCTTCCTCACGAACAGAGATAGTAACGCTAGGTTTATGCTCACAAAAATGTCGTTGATATTTAAGCCACATCTCTAGTTGCTCAATGGCAGTCATATCATTACGTGTAACTGATTTTGGTGGTGACTTAATAGGAAAACTAAACACTGTAGTAGTGTCACCTTTCATAACGCATGGCTCACTAGGTATACCCTGATCCATCATAAACTTTGTTAACGGATCTTTATTATCACCACGCACAGTGCGGATATAATAGGGGCTATGGCGAGCATGTATGCCAGAGGCACTATCCACCAGTTGCGAAACTGTTCCCGATGGTTTAATGCACGTAATTGCAGCAGCAACAGGTATACCAAGACGATCAGCCCATTCAGCATTAGTAGATACAGCGATCCCACGAAGATGTTCAAGAGTACTTTCCAATTCTTTGTTGCGTAATGTCATCAAAGGGTTGTCCATTATCCCTGTGAGTGACACACCAAGCAGTCGTTCTTCTTCTGTATTTGTAGACCACACCTTTCGCAGATATGGGAATTTTGTGTACGTTGATTGGATAGTTCCCAGAATTGTTGCCAAACGGATTTTTCGTTCAAGATCTTCCATAGTGTCTGTAGCACGTACAACAACTTCCGTAAGATTACAGAACTGATATGGACGCAAGATGATCTCACTACATGGATTAGTTCCAAACTCGTGATCTGGATCTCTACGCCCAAACTTTTTAGCTTGGTTTTTAGCTGCTTGACGATTGTATACACCACGTTCTCCTGATTTACTTTCAACTAATGCTTGCCACTCACGCATGTATGTTTCCATGTCGGGCTTCTCTGTATAACTAACACTGTTATTTGCTAATGCACGATGTGCAGCAGTCTCCCACCACTGACCTGACTTAGCATGACGCATACGGTCATCAGATAAATTAGATAAACTAATCATAGCTGATCGACGCACACCACCCACTACAACAATCTGACCAATGAAACACATAAGATCGTGACACTCAATGCTAGATAGCTTACGTCCTTGTGCATTCTTGAATGTAGTGATAGCAAAATTAAATAGTTCTACTAATGGTGCAGGGCCACTAGCTCTACCACCAAATATTTTTAGTCTTGCCCCAGCAGGACGTACCTTAGAGACATCCCACTTAGGGATCTCACCAGCCCATAGGAGTGCCAACACTTGACGGAACGCTTTAGCCCAACCTTCCTTACTATCCTTGACAACGACTGTTGTATCACTGTCGAACAACTTAGGAACTTCAGGGAGCTTAGATACGAACTGACGTTCGACACTAAAGCCGACACCAGTACCACACAAGAGAATGAACATAGCCTCATCGAAGGACTTAGGATCATCTACGGGTAAGTAACTACAGTTATAACCTGCAGTGTTGTCACGCTCTAATGCCTTACCTGCAGTCATCATAGCCCTCATACTAGGCGTAACCTCTTGACCTAAGATAGCGTCACGAATTTCGTTAGCAATCTTGTTATCGACTAAATTGATAACAACATTATCTATGTAACGTCCTACTGTCTCGCTCCAATTTTCTCTTCGTCCTTCATTTTCAAGCCATCGTGCATACCGTGAAGTATGAATGAAGGATTGATAGTCTGTTGGTAAATAATTATCCATGTGCATCACTCCGTTATTAATTTTATTGATTTAATTTCCATACCATCTACATCGTAGATAAATTCCTGTAGTGCATCCTTCACTTCTTCTTCGACAAAGCCATCCACAGGAATAGGATATTCGTCTTCGTCTATTTTTAATGTAAGAAATACTTTAACTATCACCGTTCTCTTCCTCAATCAACTGATTCAGATACCACTGTGCTTTCTGTAAATCTTCTATGCCATTCTTATATCTGTATCGCCATAGGTATTTCATAATGTTACCTTGTAAGTAATACTGAAACCCTTCTTCACCAGTTGCTGCACGAATAGCATCAATACATTCTACCCCTGCAAAGTTGTAATGCTCTGGTGAGTTTACCATATCTTTATTTGACATACGTATCTCCTTTAATTAAACTTTACTTTAACTACATTATCTTCAACACTTTCCACTGTAGCCTTTGGTGTGTTATCTTCTTCTTCTAACACATCATTAGCATACTTGGCAAGGGTTTCTCGTATGTCATTACTATCTTCCATAGCTGGGATAGATGCACAAACCATGTGACACATCCGCATTAGATTAACGTAGTCATCATCTGTTGTGGTGTTCTCTCCTGTAGTAACAGTGCCCACCATTAACTCTCCTGTCCAGCTACCCTTCTTGTCTAGGAATGGTGTGATACGTATGATAAAATCATTTGGATCAAAGTCCATAAATACTTTTTCTTCTGCCATATTATTTCCTCTTCACTTTTTTGTATGGAAAATGTATTAGATCAGGGTGCATGTCCTTACCTTTTTCATTTAGCCAATCTTCTGGAATGATCCTATCGTAAAACAAGATCTTATTTTTTTCACACCACTGACCGTAGGTTGTCTTAGCACCTTTACTCAGCTTACGTCTACTACTTTCAAACACAAACCTAATGTCTAGCTTTGGATGCTGTTTCTTAATAGCGGCATGTTTACGTCTATCATCTGATGTAAACCTACCTTTAGTTTCTATTATGATCCCATTAGGTAACACAAAGTCTGGGGTATAGGTGCGGTACATAAGATCTTCCCATTCAATCTTTATGGCTTCATACTTGACACGAACATTACGCTCCACCAAGTAGTCTTTTACTTTGATCTCTAGCCCACTCCTATACCCATGCTTTAGAGCAGCGGCAAACTGCTTGCCATACATTAGATGCGCCACAACCCATTCCAAGGACTAGGCAAACTACTTACAGTAGACACACCTAGTGAGCGTAGCTCTTGTCGCACCGCATCTTCCGCAGCCTTACGTGCTTCCATAGCTGAACGTAGTCCTGCATACCTAGCTTCGTGTAGCTGTTTCTTACGCTCTGCAATGTCCTTTTCCATAGCAGCAATCTGCTCCTGCATTTCTTTTATTTCTTCATCACCTAACATTTAATACTCCTTTATTTCTATGTATGGTACAATGGGTTTTACCTTAGCCTGAGACACCTTAGATGGTAGCTCTTGTAGGGTAGGATAACACTCAAACCTGTAATCACAGAACTTACAATTGCTATTCAATACTTTGTTGCCTGATGCCTTACCTCTGAATGTTTCAGGTATAGGATCAAAACAACGCTTGAACTCATTAGTATTTACTGTGTTAACAGTATCTTCTAATATAGTAATCTCTTTGTCTATGTCAAGACCTTCTGCTGGAACATATTTAATTCCACCATTGGCTTTGTTGACTACCCACCAGCCACCTGCTTTTTTACCTGCAGCCTTAGCGTAACCTGCCAGTTGACCTACATAACCAAACGGATCACTGTCTTTAAGTGTTTGAAAAGATTCAAACTTGTTTCTGTATGACCAGTCCGATGCAGATTTTACGTCATCGACTGCTCCATCCATCACAAGATCATATGATCCCTTTACTGTTGTGTCTCCCAACTGTAGCTCGACAAAGTTATCATCATCTTCATACTTAACTCCTGCTTCTTTTATAATACCCTTGAACGCTGCTTCTACTATGTCACCTAATAGCATGTTCATTACGAATGTTGTCGGCTTGGGCAATGCCTTCTCTGGTTTATTCTTTTCAAACCAAAGCTGACAAGTTGGCTTACCTATATTAGACATACGTAGCCTAAACTTGTCACGCTTATTGCCCCCGCCGAACTGACGTGTTACAGCATCCATTACATCTGAACCAATCTGTTTAATTGTTTCTTCCGACATTGTTGATTTACCAGATGTAGCATCTTCAAGATACTGATTAATTGCCAGTTCAGCAGGATGGTTCATTAGACAAAATCCTCTGCGTCAATGTCTACGAACTCTTCCACAGTATCTGTGTCAACCTCTTCATTCTTGTGCATGTTCTCATCCCACGAACTGAGAATGTACGTATTGTAATTCTGAATCCATGCCATGAAATTAGCAAAGTTCTCCTGTGCTTCATTGTCCATGTCCAAAGTGTTGTTCAAGTCCAGTGAAGTGTTAGGCACATAGAAGCTGCTACCATTAGGTAACGGCACTTCTGTTGTGGTGAGTGACACGTAGTGCTGTGGTGGCAAGCGCCGCATCTTTGACAGTTTGTTGAATACTTCACCCACTGTTTTAAATGCGTCACGGTTGTCAATCTCCCAGATGAATGGTGTAGACTCCACATCTACAGAATTACCTTGATCATCTGTAGGATTGACTAGCTCAACGACACCAAACAATGCACGAACACGCTTGATTGATTTGATCAAGTCCTTCATGCTGTCTGGTAGTGCAGCCCAATCTTTGATAAACCCAGCAGGTTTACCGCAGTTGAAGCCACCTTCGTTGTCTTTCATGTCATGGTTAAGGTCATTAGCCATAACAGTTTTCACATAACGATTTGGTCTTGAGTCATTACCCATGACAAACTTCTTGTGCATGAAGCGTTGTAGGTAAGGACGAATAGACACACTTTCAGCATAGTACGTAGGCCCATCAGGAATCTCTAGCTTGTATGTGCCACCACTTACAACCTCTACGTTCTTCATCTTACCACCAATCTCTTGCTGACCCATAATTGGTGAGTGATGAATACGTAAACGTGCAAGTGTGCTTGCTTTAGATGACTGCTGTGTAGCGTCTGCGTTCATGCCCATTACTTGGGCCATTGCTGAGAAATTGTTTGTGTCGATTGTTGATACTTGATTCATATTAAGTCTCCTTTTCATTGTTACGAATGGTGGTTATATCATATTACATCTTTTACGTCAAGCCAATTCGGACCAATTTTTGCCTCTAATAATAGGGGTACATTAAAATCTATGTTCCATTTACGGTTGACGATTGATATTAGTTTATCATTAGCTGCGCTAATAACCTTTAGTACTCTGTCCTTTTCATCTGGGTGTACATCAATCACAACTGAGTCATGTACACTGTTTACTACACAACTGTGTAGCCTGTTTGCTGTTAGTAACCTATCAATGTATATCAAAGATATAGGTACAATGTCAGCGGTTGCAAACGATTGTACTGGATAATTTTTTATCTGTGTGAAAAATGTCACACCGCCAAAGCGTCTACGTACAACGTCAGGGAAAGCAAACTCACGCCCAGAAGGTGTAGTGATCTTGCCTGTGTTTAATGCTTCTTTGGCTAGTGCCTCATGCCACTTTGCAATGCCAGAATACTTTGTCGTAAACTGCTGATAGTATGTCGCTTCTGCCTGTGACCTACCGAAACCACTGGCACCATACAAAGGTGCAAACGTATGTGCCTTAGCCTCTTGCCGTGACATAGGCTGACCTGCATCACTGATAACTTGTGCAGTGTAAGCATGTACGTCAAAGCCTGTGGACACTTCCTCAATGGCAGTCTTATCTTGCGCAAGGAATGCAGCCACCCTGAACTCTAGCTGGGCCATGTCAGCTTCCATGATCTGACCACCTTCCCACCGTGACGTAAACACACGTTTAACAGGGAATGTACCACCGCGTGGCATGTTCTGCATGTTGGGATCTGCCCCTGATAAACGGCCTGTGCCAGTGCGGTGCTGCAGTAAGCGTACATGCAACCTACCGTCATTCTTTACATGCGTTGCTATGCCCTCTACAAAGCTGCTGAGATATGTTTCTACAGCAGACAACCTACGTAGGTTCTGTAAGAATAGCTCTGCCTCTTTCATACCTTTGGAACGTGCAATGCCCTCAAGGTACAGCAAGTTACCTTTGTCTGTACCAAAGCCATTGGAGCTTACCCACTTGGCTGTAGGTGGTGAGAACTTTAGTCCTGCCAGAGTAGTGGTATCAGTGTATACAAAGCCAGCAGCATTACAAGCAGTGCATCTATTAGTCCTAGCGAATGGAGTGCCATCTTTCTTTACCTTTCTTACCTGACCTGTGCCATAACATTCTCTACATTGATGTGCTTTCTGTTTATATAAACGCTCACTGTGTAAGCGTACTGTGCTACGATACTCTGTGTCAGGCATACGTTCATCAAACAAGTCTGCCCATACTTTTTTATCGTGTGGTCTACGGCTGTATATTACCCATGACTTTTGTTCTGGGCTGTTAAGATTGATGGGTCTGTCACCCATAAGATCTGCAACCTGTTCCTCTAATGCAATCGTAAGAACATTGCGCTCATGTTCAAACTCATCCCGCACCTTCATCAGTGCATCCATGTCAACCTGAAAGCCACGCTGGTATATACGTGCAAGATGTATTGCAAGCTGATTAGTAAGAGTAATGGTTGGTTCTAGTGAAATGCATTCCTCGTACTTCGTCTGCAAACGATTGAACAATTGTTGGGTAGCATGTAAGTCATGTGACAAGTACTCAGTCAACTCAGCATGGGGTATGTCACGAGTAGACAAGCCTTGCTTAAAGTATTCTTTGAGTGTGTCTTGCTTTTTAGTGTCAAGCTCGTAGCGTTCTGCACATGCTTCAAGTGACAGTGCCTCTTTCTGTCCACGCTGCAGTACATACTCGCCTAGCATGGTATCAAAGATATCACCGTCATAAGTAAAGCCTGACTCCCACAACCATACAAGATCATGGGGTGCATTGTGTGCAATCAACAGGCGGGTAGAGTCCAGTGCATCCTGAACAATACGCCGCCCATCTGTGGTAGGTTGTTGCTCTGCGTGATCAAACGTTACAATCGTTTCATTCATGTGATCATCTAGCATACCCACCATAACAAGTGTGTTGTCTGGTTCAAACGGATCAAGGTGCATCTTGCCGTTGCGTTTAGTTACTGTGTTTTCTACGTCTAGGGTCAGTATCATATTGTCTCCTACTTTATATCTCCATCGTGCCAATCATCCCATGTATCTTGTTCGACATTGTATACTTTGTCAAGATCGTCGTGAAATTTTTTATCCATAGCATACGTATCTATGGCATTTATACACTCTTCTAATGTAAGATTATTACGTACCATAGCATTATGTAAACGTATCTCACATATTGATTTTGCTGTAGTCATATTAGTAATTCTCCCTTAATGCTTTCCATGATACAGGGAACAGCTTAGTCATCTCTGTGTCAATGTGACCAGCTACAACCTGTGTCTCGTACTGTGTGTCAGGCTTACAACGTAGGTTGCACATGTCAGCAAATGCATCTAAGCTACCTGACCAGTACCACTCAGTGACCATGCTCTGTGGCAGCACCATACGTGCTTGCTCTGGACATACACCTTGATTAAGCAAATCTTTGTAAGCCTTGAGACAAGCCCAATTTACATCTCCCCAATCACCTATGTCAACTATACCCGCACTACCTTGCTTGGCATCTACACTACGACCACGCCATTCTGTTGGCTGATAGAACTCAGGCTCATGGTCTACATATCTACGACTAATCTCATTCCAGCGTAGAAACTTATGTTTGACAAGCTGACGTGCCACGAACACAGGTGCCTTGACATGGAAGCTGGCAAAGCAATGCCCAAATGGGCTTATGTGTTTGTGCTCTGCCAAGTAACGTATGAGCTTGGCATCCCTGTCTTTCAACTTAGGTGGACCCCACACATCACTGGTATCCATCTCGCTACGCTTACCAAAACTTACTCGTGCTGCATTAGCTACAGACAGGTCAGTACCCATGTGGTCTACGTAAAATGTTTGTATCATTCTATCTCCTTTAATATATCTATTGCTTGCTGATGTGTCAGCTTAAACCATTCACCATTGTCTGCCTTATTCCAAGGATGTTTAGTAGTTGATGCCGCCGTAATGTGTGCTTTCTTCTCTGCCTTATGGCGGTCTTCAAAATAAACTGAATGCACTAATCTATAATCACGCATAGGCGAACTTGTTTGATACCCGTTCAGTCGATCTTGTGCATCAATAGCTTTACCTATCTTGATCCACTCAGGCCATGCCGCATTAGCTATAGCATAGACATTACCAGATGTAGTAGCATTGTAGTTAGTTAAAGAACTAAAGGCCGCATCATCAAAGGTTTTGTATTTACCTGCCTTGTACAGTGGGTGTGACGTTGATATGTACTTTCCGTTTACAAACATACGTTTGTCATTACACGCCGTAGAGTGGCAATATTTACATATATAATGTTTTGCTGCCTTTCTTGACTCATGCCAGTTTTCACCTATGGCTAAGTGAGTATCACATTTTATACAGTTATGTGTCATGATACATACCTCGCTATTTTGTACTCAAGATCAGTGTGAACAATACCATGCCACCCTGACAACTTATTCTTAACGACATTGATGTGCCGTTGGTTGTCTTCTTCCTCTTGACCCTCAACTGTAGGGTTCTTAGAAATCATAATCATAAGGTCAGCTTCTGCTGCCTTACCTGTACGTGAGCCTTCCATCATAGCTTGGTTGAGTACAACCTTACCTTCTGCTTCTGCAGATAGCTGAGACATGTAGAACATAGCACACTCTTGCTGCTTGGCAATCTGTCGTGCTTGTATAGCGTTAGCCTTGAGTGCCTCATCAGGACGTGAGAAGCCAGCAGTACGGGCAAACTTGTCACCCATGTCTAGTATAACTACATCAGGTTTGTAAGACTTACATACAGACTCAACCCAATTCATGTCACGTCCTGTTGCATCTTTAAACATGATCTTGTCACGTATCATACCAAAGACACGCATAGCTTCTTGTTTGTTCTTGACTATCTCAAACTTGTCCATGCCTGTAGCTGCAGTGATGTAACGGTGAGCCACACGGTGATAACCTTCTTCATTACACAACACAACAACACGCGCACCCTGCCATGCAAAGCCGTTAGGCCCAGCAACAAGGGATGCATGGAAGGATGTCTTGCCTGTGTTAGGACGTGCGCCTACCTCAATCAAGTGACCAGCGTTGATGCCTTCAACCTTACGTGTCAACGTAGGTATATTGAATGTCCATTGTGACTCAAGGTCAGTCATGGCAAGGATAGTATCAAGGTCAATGTCTTCCCACTCAATACGTAAGTTGGGTGTGAAGTCATCACCATACTGCTCAAGCATCATACGTAGAGGCTCAAGGCTTGTCTTGTCACCATTTACATAGTCAAAGCCAAGGTTAGCAATGTCTTCGCCTACTACCTGTTGGAACAGTTTAGATAGCACCTCTTGTGCTACGTCACTGCCCATTGGCTGTTCCTTGTTTACCTGCCCAAACAAGTGGCTGTACGCTTGCTTCTGTGCAGTAGTGAGGGTAGGGTTGTTTGCCATGAACAACGCCTCAATCTCTGCAGGTGTAACTGTACGTTCATAACGATCCATAGCAGTGTCGATAGACTGCTTGATCTTACGTACATCTTTACTGAATAGTCTGTCAGGACAACGGGCACCACGATGCTCGTCATAAAAGTCTTTGTCCATCAGACTACGTATCAATGATAATTCCATGTGTTAGTCTCCTAGTGTTGTAAGGTTTTCAAAGTCGGTAGGGTTACGGTATTTTAAATCGTCACGCAAGTACAGGATCTTGATTGTATCCACATACTGACGTAGCTCTCGTGCAAACTGCAGTGTCTTGGGTAACGCATCGGGGTCTAATGCAATTATTGCTGTTGAGAACTGCGACAAGTACTTCTTGTGTCCATTGGACAATGATGTACCCAACACTGCGACCCCGACATATACACCACCATCACCTACAATAGCAGCACTCACGCAGTCCTCAACAACTACAGCCGTTTTACCACGTCCAGAAGCGTATGGCAAGTCACTTTTACCATATCTTTTCCACTTAGGTATACGCTTACCCAGTGATCTGCCTGTGGCATCGACTGTAACTCCATTGTGTACAACAGGGAACACCACACGATGTTCCTTAACGTCATACAACAAGCCTAAATCTTGTGGGTTTAGTACCCACTGGTCACAGAAGTCTCTGATCTTTGCATCATCACGTACAAACCAATCTGGTTTTGAGAATGTTGATACATGTGTCTCTTCTGCAACACTACCCAATGACTTACGTATGTCATCAGCAGTCAGTTGAGTACGTGTGCCACCCGACACACTGCACCCAGCTTTGTAACAGTTCCATATGATCTTACCCATATTATTAGTAATAGTAAATGTATTCTTAGTATTACATGACGGGCATGTCATACGTTTAGTTTGACCATTAGACAATTCTAAATCATGTATAAGATCATTCATATTCATGCTGTATCACTTTCTATGTTGTTCGCTCCACTCAAGGATACACTTACATTTCTCTGTGTCAAGGCACTATTTGCACTTGTGTAAGTATGTTTCATGTATGGTTTCACAGAAGACACATGATTGTGTCCTGTCACTGCCATAACTTGGGGCAATGGTACACCAGCATCAACCATCTGTGTTACACCTGTCCTACGTAAGTCCATAAGACGTAACTCTTCGGGTAGTTTGGCTAGACGCATTACCCTTCTACCCACTTTGGATAGTCTCTCCATAGCATAAGGGTTATACGAACCATCCGTAGGTCTAGGATGTGGGGCAACGTAGTCTTGAAAACCAAAGTCTGTACGCTGTTCATTCAACATGTGCAATAGATCTTCTGATATTGGTAGCTCTACGTCAGCCCTACGTTTACTCTGCTCAAGTGTGAGCTTCTGAGTACGAAAGTCAATG